CAAACAAGCAAAGACTCCCCGATCCCGGACAAAATTATTAACAAACCAAGCAAAAAGGTGAATGAAATGGCAAAAGCAAAAGACAACGTAGACAGCATCAAAACATTGGACGAGTACAATGAAAAAATGAAGAAGTTATTTAAAAGGGAAGATGAATTAAAGACTCGTAAAAAAGAAGTAACAAAATTAGACAAAGAAATAGACAACGAAACTACTGAAGTCCAAGACGAAATAAGAGCGAATAACTGGATTGACAAAGGTAATGGTTGGGAAATCCAAAAGAAATGACTAAGCCAAAGGAAACTTATTCAACAGAAAAGGCTTGGGGTTACAGCGAAAACCGAGCAGAGACAGTCTATTGGCGGAACATGGCCAAAGGTCTCAGGAAAAGGGCTACTTCACAGAAAATGTATATTGAAAAATTGGAACAGAAGATAGAATCCCTGGAAAGTCTCCAAAATATAAAACTCCCTTAATGAACGAGCCTATCAGCAAAATAGCTTTTTGTGATTGCTGTACGCAAAAAGGAGAACTCAGGGAATTTGTTGGACGTACCGTACGCTCACGTCATGGGCAACCCATTCACTACCGTCTCTGCAAATCTTGCAACAGCGTCAGCGATGAAGATTTTTACGTCAACCTCACACGAAAACTGATGCGACGAATACTAGAACAACAGGATAAACAGGCGTCAGGTTTCTTCAAACACCGCTTCTTCGGCTTCAAGTAAAGGTTTATAGTCAGCGAGCAAGCCGTCTATCTTCTGTTTTATCTCTTTCTCGGACAAAGAATCAAGCGTTCCCGTACGAATCTCCTTTCTTTCCACATACAAACCTGCCGCTTTCCCTCTCTGTACTTCTGCGGTCACGGCTGCCGTTAAGTGGCCCTTCTTCATTGCCTCATCCCTGATGTCGGCGAGTTTTCGAACATGGCGGGCAAAGGTAACTTCGTATTTGGCGTTTAATTCGTTCTCAAGTTCTTGGATATAACGGACAACAATAGGGAATCTTCTTGGATTGGTTAACTCTGAGGCCCGGACATGGGCACTTGATTTACTGTAACCGGCATTAATTGCACATTCGGTCTGTGTTTTGGACCCATCATTGTAAACATACTCCCGTGCAAACCTTGTTTGTTTGTCGGTAAGATGCTTTGTATTTTGTCCACTTGGGTTGTTAGATTTGCCGTTTTTCATGGAAAAAAGTTTATCACAAAAACACCCTAAAATGACCAAAGTAAGTATATGGGATATTTTTGATACGCTGAAACCCTTATGAAATAAGGTCGTAAACATTAGATTATGGGATAGTTCTTATAAAAAAATAGTGCTTTTACTCTGGCATTTGCGCAAAAACAACGAAAAACACCCCTTTTTCCTTAGATTCTTAGATGAACATTAGACGGTATATCTAACATTGAAACCCTTATATAGGTTATATCTCAACGAATATTATTCGTCTTAGACGGATTCTGTTGGTTTTGCTTTATAGTTAAAAAACATAAAAAACTCAAAAGTACGTCTAAGATATAATGTTTTGATAAAAAGGGGGTTTATAGGGAATCCCCTATTAGCTTAGATGAACATTAGATGGATTTTTTTCCGTATAATGTTTTTACATGTGAAATTAGCTTCCTGAGATACCATTCTGCCTTCTCCAAGTCCTGTTTTTTACTCTTGTCCTCGTACCGCCAGACATATTTCATCAGGTTCCCTTTCAGGTAGCCTTCAAATTGTTCCGCCGACATACTCGCCTCGATCCCGTCAATGCACTCAATGGCCCCCTGATTGTAATGCGGGGGATGATTCACCATATCCGTCATCCTTTTTCCCCTTGCTCAACCCTGTTGGACAGGTGTTCCTCGTACGCTTCCCCGTTCCGTTGGTAATCGTCATTGATAAGTTGCCGGATCTGTTCGTTGGCCGTGGCCCGAAAGGCGCTGGCAATCGTTTTCAGTTTCTTGTACTCCTCGGGTGACAGATTCACGTTTATTTGTTCTTTCATAATGTTTTCCCCATTTCTATGTCTTTTTCCATTCTGTTCAATATTTTGCAGGCCAATAACCATGTATTGTATTTTGGTACTCCCCGTTTATACATACGTTTTCCTTCATATTCTTCGACCAATTCTTTTCCAATTTTTCTGACAATATGCCTCAAAACTTTGATAGTCCTTTCAAGACTTTCCACTTTGGTGCTCTGAGGGTTTTTAGTCACGGAGCTCATTACACAAACCATTCCTTTACTTCTCCCAAGACTTCGTTGCTTATCTTTATCTTCTTCCGCAATGATTCCAGAATTCTTGTGTCCACGGTCCCCGGTGCAACCAGATCAACATAAGTACAGCGGTTATCCTGCCCGATCCGGTGTATTCGGTCCTCCGCTTGCAATCGCAACTCCAAATCATAGCTATTGGAATAAAAAATCATGGTGTCCGCCGCCGTCAATGTCAGTCCACGGCCCCCCGTATGTGGATTCGATACAAAAAACCGCAGTTCGCTGTCGCTATCCTGGAACGCTTCCAATACTTCCTCGCGGCGTTTGTTCGATGTCTTCCCATAAAAGGAAGCCACACTTTCTCTCCCGAATTGCTTGCCGATTGCCTTCTCCAACTCCTCAATATCCGTCTGAAACACTGCAAACACGATCACTTTTCCCCCGGTCTCCTCCAACAAACTCACGGTTTCCTTGACCCTGTTATTGGCCAGTACCACCGTTTCCCCATCCGCATTGCGTAAAGAGCCTGCTACCACTTGTTGCAAGCGCATCAGTTGCGTCAGTACACTTTGCGTACTGAACAAATTGTCTTCAATAATCATCAGCGCTTCCTTTTTCATCATCCCGTACGCCTTCTTCTGTTCGTCGGTCAATTCGACTTCCCGTTTCATGTAAACTTTCTCCGGCAAATCAAGGCATTCATCCTTGGTATAGCGGATCGAGAAATCTCCCAGTGCCGCCTGCAATTCATCCAACCTCTGGAAATCCACGATCTCCTGGAACGACCGATGGCGTCCGAGGTTCCGTTGACGCACCACTGCGTACCTTGCACGGAACGCATAATAACTGCTGAACCCCAGTAATCTGGGGCTCAGGAAAGCGCATTGGCTGTACAGGTCCAGTGGGGCCTTGGTCACTGGAAAACCCGTCAGGATGCGCTTGTATCGCGGCAGAATGGACAATTTAAGCAGGTTCTTGGTCCGCTGTGCTTTGGGATTTTTAATCAGCGTACTTTCATCAACCGCCATCATTGTATGGTGCACATTGAGAAAATTTTCCACGAACACACAGCCTTTCTTCGTGGAAAATGCCTCGACATTCACGGTCAGGATGTTCAGGACCCCCTCGCTGTCTTCCTTGACCATCTTATTATAGGCCTGACGCCACTGTTTCGTATGGTTCGGTTGCCACACCAGTACATTCCGGTTCACATGGTTCGGTAAATGCTTGGGTATCTCCAACTTGTCCCAGTTCCTCAAGTTCCCCTTGGGGGTAACAATCACCAACGCATCGATCTTGCCTTCATCAAATAAAATCGCGGCATTGTCCAAGAATACTTTTGACTTGCCCAGTCCCATTTCCAGAAAGTAGGCGTATTCGTGTCGGTGCAAGGACCGTCTAAGGGAACTCAGTTGGTGTTCGTACGGTATCGTTTTGAACGGATAGTCTGCTAAATTGCTGTAATTTTTCATTCGTTGTTCTCTGTCCTATATATAGTGTAGTGAATCGCCAAATTCACGCAACCTGTACTTTCATTTATGTTATGGTTGCAAACAAATTCTACATGAGTTAAACTTCATTTACAACCATTTAATGCAGTCTGAAGAGACTACGAACAATAAGGAAAATACCAATGGAAAAAGCGAATAATATCGTGGACCTGTTCGAGGAGACCACGGAAAAGAAAGTCACCAAACTCGACGACAACGAACTCAAAACCCTCAGTGAAAACATAACCCGGTTCCTCCGCATCGGCGGCATGATCGGCAACACCGAGGAACGCTTGCGTAAACTCAAGGAACAATACCGGCGCCTGTCCGAGGAAGACCTGCCGCAGAAAATGGCAGAACTGGGGATGCAGGACCTGCGTCTCGAAGACGGGTCGCGGATTACCATTGACATGTTCTACGCAACAAGAATCAATAAAAACAACCGTGATGCCGCCCACGCATGGCTCCGTCAACAGGGCCACGGCGACATCATCAAGAATCAAGTGAGTGTTTCCTTCGGCAAAGGCGAAGATGAAACGGCACTCGAAACCATGACGCTTTTAAAAGAATTTTTGGAAAAGGAAAGGTTAAATAATAATTTTTCCGGAGGACTTCCTGACCAAAAAGAAAGCGTCCACCCATCCACCCTCAAGGCGTTTGTCAAAGAACGTATTGAAAGTGGCGACAGCGCGTTCACCCCTGATACCCAGAAACTTTTTTCCGTGTACCAGGGAAAACGAACGAAAATTACCAAATGACAAAATTAAGAGGTTAAAAGAGCATTATGGCAACGAAAAAGCAAAACGCAGAAATAGTATCGCTATTTGAAGAGAAGGCAGGTGCAGGCATCGGTGAAATTACCGCTGATGATCTGGCGACGCCACGCATTATAATTATTCAGCCCGGCAGTCCGCAGATCAAAAAGAAAGCGGTCAAGTATCTGGCAGACGCCAGTGTCGGCGACTTGCTGTTTACGGCAACCAACACGATTGTTGACGGTGATGAAGGCATCCGCTTTCTTCCTGTTTATTTCGATCGCAACTATATTGAATGGAATTTGCGGGAGAACGGCGGCGGCTTTGTCGCGGCCCACCCCAAGGACACCCAGTTGCTGGGAGAAACCCAGAGGGACGCCCAGTTCCGTGACATCAGGACATATTCCGACGGGCGCCAGACCGAATTGCAGAACACAGCCAACCACTACGGCTATGCAATGATTGACGGTACATCCCAACGCTGTGTAATCAACATGACCCGCTCGCAACTGAAAATATCGCGTAGCTGG